GCTGCGTGCGCGAATTGAGGAATAGGAACGGCGTTTTTGCCGCGTGAAACATGGCGACCCGTGGCCGCAAGCCAAAGCCGACCGCGCTGAAGATCGCCGACGGCACCGCGCGTGGTTCGCTCCGCGAACCGTCGGCTCCGCTCGGTGTGCCGCCGATGCCCGAGCGACTCGCGGCCGAACCGGTCGCCGTTGCCAAGTGGAACGAGCTCGCGTCGCTGCTTTCGGGCATGGGTGTGCTGACGCTCGGCGACGGCGAGGCGCTCGCGACGCTGTGCGAGGTTCACGCAGCGGCGCAGTCGTGCCTGCTCGAGCTCCGAGCGAGTGGATCGGTGATTCACACTAACCTCGGCGGCGTGAAGCCGAACCCGGCTGGCTCGCTCTATCGCGGGCTCGTCTCGCTCCAGGCGTCGCTGATGACCGAGTTCGGGCTGACTCCGAGTAGCAGGGTGCGACTTGGTCAAAAGAACGAAGCGCCAAAGGACGACCTCGCGGAACTCCTCAAGTCGCACGGCTGATCTGATCCCGCCGATCGACCCGAGGAAAGAGACGCTCGTGCGTCGCTTCTTCGAGGAGATCCTTCGGCACAGCAAGGGACAGAAGGCGGGCCAGCCGTTCCTGCTCTTGGAGTGGCAGCGGAAGATGCTCTCCGACGTGTTCGGGAGAGTGAAGCCAGACGGCACGCGACAGTACCGCACGGCATACATCGAGCTTCCAAAAAAACAGGGCAAATCCACGACCCTCGCGGGCGTCGCCCTCTACGGTCTCGTCTGCGACAACGAGCCGGGTGCCGAGATCTACGGCGCTGCCAGCGACCGCGAGCAGGCGGGCATTATCTACCGCGAGGCGGCGTCGATGGTGCGTGCGTCGCCGTCGCTGTCGAAGCGGCTCGAAGTGATCGACTCGCGGAAGACGATCGTCGATCGCCAGACGAACTCGTTCTACCGGGTGCTCTCGGCGGATGCGTTCCGGGCCGAAGGGCTCAACATCCACATGCTCCTCTTCGACGAGCTCCACGCCCAGCGGGACCGTCGGCTCTGGGATGCGTTGCGATACGGCGGTGCTGCCCGTCGTCAGCCTCTCATCCTGTCGATCACCACGGCTGGCTATGACCGTCGCAGCATCTGCTGGGAGCAGCACTCCTACGCTGAGAAGTGCATCGCAGACCCGGCGTACGATCCGACGTTCTACGGGTGCATCTACGCGGCACCGCCCGACTGTGCGACCGACGGCTCGTGGAAAGACCCGAAGGTCTGGCGGAAGGCGAACCCGTCGCTCGGCGAGACGATCACCGAAGAGTCGTTCGCGGCCGACGCCCGCGAGGCCGAGCAGTCGCCGACGAAGCTCAACTCGTTCCTCCGCTACCGGCTCAATGTCTGGACAACGCAGGACACGCGGTGGATCGCCCCGGCGGCGTGGGCTCGCTGTGCGAACCCGCTGCGGGACTTTGACGAACGTCCCGTCTACGCCGGGCTCGATCTCGCGAGCACGTATGACCTCTCGGCCCTGGTGCTCGTCTGCCCAGATCCCGAGGACAACACGATCGACGTGCTGCCGTTCTTCTGGATTCCAGAAGCCAACGCCGTAGAGCGGGCTCAGCGTGACAAGGTGGACTACCTCGGGTGGATTCGGGACGGGCAGATCAGGGTGACCGACGGCAACGTCACCGACTACACCCGGCTCCACGCTGACATCAAGGCGATCTGCGACCGCCACCGGGTGCGTCAGTTGGCGGTCGATATGAAGTTCAACGCCCAGATGCTCGCGAACCTACTGCAAGGGGACGGGCTTGACGTGCGAGGATATCCCCAAGGCGGGCCCGGAATGTCGGCTCCCGCCAAGACGCTGGAAAACCTCGTGCTCAACGGCATGGTGCGGCACGGCGGGCATCCGGTGCTCACGTGGTGTGCAGGCAACGTCGCTGTTCACGAGGATCGGCACGGCAATATCTACCCGAGCAAGACCGCCAGCACGGAGCGTATCGACGGCATCGTCGCCCTCTGCCAGGGCATCGGCTCGTGGATGCGATCCGAGCAGGAGCAAAAGCCCTCGGGCAACCCTGAGATCTTTTTCGTCTGATGATCGCCAACGCACAGCATCGAATTCTTTGGCTCCCCGGTGAGGAGCGAATGTGGGACGAGGAGTATTCGTCCCGCTCGGCCGCCGGTATCCGCATCGACGCGAGCAACGCGCTGCAAGTGTCGGCGGTTTTCGCGTGCCTGCGAATCCTGTCGGAGAGCGTCGCGAGCCTGCCGCTTCACGTGCTTGAACGGATGACTCGCGGGACTCGCCGTGCCGTCGAGTTGCCGCTTTATCGTCGTCTCCACCAGCAGCCGAACGAGTGGCAGACGAGCTTCGAGTGGCGTGAGCAGGCGGTTTTCCACGTCGGGCTGTGGGGCGACGCCTACAGCGAGATCCGCTCGGGTGCGTCCGGTGCGGTCGATCAACTCATCCCGCTGCACCCGTCCCGAATGGCGGTGGAGCGGATCGAGAACGGGCGGCTCCGCTACAAGTACCGCGAGGAGAACGGCCGCGAGACGGTGTACTCACAGGACGCGATCCTGCACATGCGTGGGCCGAGCGACGACGGCGTGCATGGCATGAGCGTCGTCGAGAGCTGCAAGGACGCGATCGCGCTGGCTCGGGCGTGCGAGCTCCACGGTGCCCGGTTCTTCGGGAACGGAGCGAGGCCGGGTTTTGTGCTCAGCACGGATGGCGAGCTCAACGCCGAGGCCCGCGAGTCGCTGCGTGCGAACTGGGAGCGGATGCACGGCGGCGTCAACAACAGCAACCGCACGGCGGTGCTCGTCGGCGGTCTCAAGCCGATCGAGATCCCGCAGGCGTCGATGCACGATTCGCAGTTCATCGAGGCCAGGAAGTGGCAGTTGGCTGAGATCGCCCGGTTGTTTCGCGTGCCCCTCCACCTGCTCGGTGCCGAGACGAGCCCCGGCTCGGTTGAGCACGCCGGTCTCGACTACGTGCAGCACACGATCCTCCCGTGGCTGCGTCGCTTTGAGTCGGCGTTTCAGCGCGACCTCATCAGCGACGACGACAGGTACTTCGTCGAGTTCGACGTTCGCGGGCTCATGCGTGGCGACGCTGCGAGCCGCTCGGCGTACTACCGGGCGATGTGGGACATCGGGGCACTCTCGACGAACGACATCCTCGAACTAGAGAACCGCAACCCGGTCGATGGTGGCGACGAGCGGTATCGCCCGCTGAACATGGGCACGCTCGGTGCCCCGCCTTCGGTCGATGACGTACTCGCCCAGCAGCAAGAGGGCAGCGGCATCGACGGTCAGGCGGTCGAGGGCGGCGTGGCCGCAGCCGAAGGCGAGCCCGCTCCGGTCGTCGGGGAGGTGGTCGTTGAGGACGCCACGCCCCAGGTCGCCGAGGTCAGCCTCAACGGTGCCCAGATCACCGGGCTCATCGCGATCGTGCAAGCCATCTCCGACGGTCTGGTCACTCGCGAGGGTGCGGGGGCGATGATCGCTGCGTCATTCCCGAGCATTCCGCCCGCACAGATCGACGCGATCCTCGCAGGGGTGGTCGAGCGTCAACCGGCAGTAGCAGCGGATGCGCAGCCGCAGCAAGTGCCGGTCGTCGAAGACGCCCCCGCGAGGTCGCTTGAAGAGCGAGCCGAGCCCGGCACCGTCGCCGAGGGCGACTACGTCTCGTGGGGCTCGTCTGGCGGGCGAGCTCGCGGGCGCATCGACCACGTGATGGACTACGGGCGGCTCGACGTGCCCGGCACCGACTTCGCGATCGACGCGACCGAGGACGACCCGGCGGCGCTCATCACGGTCTACGAAGAGGTGAGCGGCGGCTGGCTGGCGACCGAGACGCAGGTCGGGCACAAGGTGAGCACGCTCACGAAGATCGACCCGCTGCCCGAGCCGCCGCCTGCGGAGGAGCCACGGGCGAAGCCACGGAGGCGGAAGCGTGGCTAGGTATGACCACATCGACTTCAGCCCGCCGAGCGGCGTGCGTGAAGAGGCTGCGAAGGGTCTCGCGTGGCGAAGCGAATACGGCCGAGGCGGCACGGCAGTCGGCGTGGCTCGCGCAAGAGACCTGAGCAACGGCACGACGATCAGCCCCGAGACGGCACGCAGGATGAAGGCGTTCTTCGACCGGCATCAGAGCGACAGGCAAGGCGAGGGATGGAGTCCGGGCGAGACCGGATTCCCGTCGAACGGTCGGATAGCACACGCCCTGTGGGGTGGCGACTCGGGCTATTCATGGAGCAGAAAACTTGTGACGCAGATGAACGCAGCGGACGAGAACGACAGGAGCACGACGATGAACATCGAGCGCCGCAGTCTGGCGATTGACGAGGTCGAGTCGGCTGTCCCGCTGCTCGCGGTCGAGAGCCGCAGCGAGGACGACGGCAGCGAGCGTGAGTACATCGTCGGCTACGCTGCGAAGTTCGGCGTGTTGAGTCTCGACCTGGGCGACTTCGTTGAGCGGATCGACCCCGGTGCGTTTGGGATCGTGGCCGAGCGTCGCGGGCGTCGGAAGCCGCTGGAGACGCGGGCGCTCTGGAATCACGACGCGAACTACCCGCTCGCCCGCTATCCCGGCACGCTGCGGATGACCGTGGACGAGGTTGGGCTGCGGTACGAGTTCCCTGTGCCTGACACGACCTACGGGCGGGACATCGCGAGCAACATCCGGGCAGGCATCGTCAAGGGCTCGTCGTTCTCGTTCACGGTCCCGAGCGGCGGCGACTCTTGGGCGGTCGAAGATGGTCGCAGTGTGCGGACGATCCAGAGGGTGGATTCTCTGATCGATTTGGGACCAGTCTGCTTCCCGGCATACCCGGATGCCGACGTGACGATTGCCCAGCGGTCCTACGATGCGTTCGTTCGTCAGCGTGACGCCGAGGCTCATCGCCGCATGGCTGCGGCGACCCGCGCCCGAGAACTCCGCGAGTACCTGACCAAGCATGGCCGCTAAGTCCGGCGACACGTGCGAGCGGTGCAAAGCTGCTCGGCTCAATGTCGCGTCGAGTCAGGCACGAGGCGAGTATCAGACTCGCTACCTGCGTTGCCCCCGCTGCGGGCACACCGACAAGCACGTCGTGCATTCCGAGCACGTGCGTCGTCGGGCTTTTACTGGTTAGTAAAAGACCCTCGCGTCGAACTGCAAGGGTGCCGGTCTGGCTCCGTAGGTTCGTGGATAGGTGGCGTGAGCGCCGCCGCATCCCGACCAAGGAGATCGCATCGTGGACAAGATCAAGCAGCTTCTCGACGAGCTCGCCCAGGTGGTCGCCGAGATGGAGGCGATGAGCGAGGCTCCCGCCGAGGGCGACGCCCCCGCGATGGACGCGGAGGAGGAGTCGTCGCTTCGCTCGCTGTCCGAGCGTGCTGACAAGCTCCGCTCGCAGATCGAACTGCTGCGTGCCATCGAGGCGAAGAACCTCGAACTGCGTGCCGTGCTGGAGCGTGGTGCTCCCGCCAAGGCGATCGAGAAGGCTGCTGCCGAGGAGACTCCCGTGGAGAAGCGTACCGTCCCCGCGATCCCTGTCTCGCACGGCCCGCTCAAGGCGTTCCGTAGCGCCGAGTCGGCGTACCGCGCTGGCATGCACCTGAGGGGCTATGTGTTCGGCGACGCCGAGGCCCGTCGGTGGTGCGTCGATCACGGCGTCGAGAGCCGTGCCCAGGCGGGCGGCGTCAACTCGCTCGGCGGTGTGCTGACCAGCCCCGAACTGAGCAACGAGATCATCCGGCTCGTCGAGGAGTACGGCGTGTTCCCGCAGTACGCCCGCCGGGTGCCGATGTCGAGCGACACGCTCAACATCGCCCGTCGCACCGGTGGGCTCGCTGCCCGTCCGGTCGGCGAGAACGCCGAGGTGCTCGCGAGCGACGTGACGTTCGACAACGTCGAGCTCGTCGCGAAGATCTGGGGCGTGGCGAATCGCGTCCCGAACTCGCTGCTCGAAGACTCGGTCATCGACCTCGCGGACCTCATGGCCGTCGAGACGGCTCAGGCGTTCGCCGAGGCCGTCGATAATTCGGCGTTCGGTCCTGCCGACGGCGAGAGCACCTACCACGGCGTGGTCAGCATCACGAAGAAGATCGTCAAGGCTGCTCACTCGGCGTCGGTCGTCAGCACGACCGCTGGCACCGAGGACACCTACGGCGAACTGACGATGAAGAACTTCACCGACATGGTGGCGAAGCTGCCCACCTATGCTCGGCGGAACGCCCGATTCTACATCTCCCCGTCCGGCTGGGGCGCTGCGATGCTCAGGCTCGCGATGCTCCCCGGTGGTGCAAGCGGCCCTGGCGGCAACTCGTCCAGCGACGTGGCTGCCGGGTTCGGCGAGCGGTTTCTCGGATACCCGGTCGTGCTCGTCTCGGCGATGCACTCCTCGCTCGACGATTCGAGCGGCGAGGTGGCCTGCCTCTTCGGCGACCTCTCGCAGGCCGCCGTCTACGGCGAGCGTCGGGCGATCCAGATCCGCACGGCGTCCGAGCGGTACATCGAGTACGACCAGACCCTCACGTTCGCCACGACCCGCAACGCGATCGTCGTGCATGACGTGGGATCGACCACGAAGGCCGGTCCCGTCGTGGCTCTCAAGTTCGGCTGATCCGACTGACTGACTCTCAACCCTCCGAGGAGTATCTGACTGTGAATCATCTCGAAGCGACGAAGAGCGTCGTCGGTCACACCGAGAACCTGACGGCGGCGCAGACCCACACGCTCGTCATCGACCGTCTCGGCTACGAGTACGTGTCGCTCGACGTGGGGCAGGAGCCGTGGACGAACGCTGGCTACACGAGCCAGGCGGCGTTCACGGTGCTGAAGCTCAGCGAGTCGGACGACAACTCGTCCTACTCCGACGTGACGGCGTTCGTCGGTGGCGGCACCGGCGGCTTCACGATCCCCACGCCGACCGCCACGGCTGGCGACGTGGTCGTGCGGATGGACGTGGATTGCCGTGGGAAAAAGCGGTACTTGAAGCTCACCGCCACGCCGTACACGACCGGCACCGTCTACACGGTCGCCCGGCTCGGCAAGGGCGTCGATGGTCCGGTCAGCGCCTCGTCGAAGAACGTCAACGCCACGGTCAGCGGCTGATCCGGCTTGACACGACCGACACAGTGAGCGGCGGGTGG